GGCTTAGGTAACCATCATTATATGCCTTAACAAAACGGTCATCTTTAGTTTCACAAATAGCTAAGATAGTTTCTTGGTATAAGTCTTCTGCTATGTGAGTACGTGGTGACGCTAATTTGTGGCAGTATTTCAAAAAACTGTCGTTAGATATTATAACCTCGATTACTTGCTTATGCGTCATCGGATGTAAATATAATAATTTATTTTATATTGTAACAAAGTTTTAATAAATAATTCCAAGTATATTTAACATCCCCTACCCAAATATCCACATCCTTAGTAGGCAGACTATGAGTTTTAAGGTAGTTTTTAATTATTTGGTAGGCTAGTTGTGGGGTCATATCTAAAATGGATCTATTTCGTTTTTACCGTTATTTGTAATTATATCAAGTGGGCTTGTTAAAAAGTTATCATTTTGTTGAAGTTCTTTTGGTTTATTAGATTGAATCCAACTATCATTATTTGGCATACCTTTGTAGTATCTACCATTTGTTTTGTCCCATGCTAATTGGCAGCATCCAGTTTGCCCCCAATGTTTAAACTTTACCTTTTGAATATAAACCTCAGTAGTAAAGTTTTCATAATCCCTGTAAACTGTTATTCCATTTGCCGCCTTATTGTAAAAGTTAGCAGAACCACTTATGGAATAAAGGTTTGGTATCTCAAATTTTCCACTTGCTTTGTCTTTTTGTATCTTAGTTGGGTGAGCAACTAAAAAACAATGTACGCTATTCTTTTCACAAAATGTAACTATTTTATCCAATTGCTCACTAATATATTTAGTTTCGTTTGTACTGTAATTGTGTTCTAACTTATTCCAAGCGTCAATCACAAAAGCCTTAACTCCTTTTTTACGGACTAGACTTTTAACGGCTGTTAAAATATTTTCAAGTGTAAAATTTTCTGCAGGATTAACAAAGTAAAACACATCTTTTAAATATTCTATTGTAGTTGTAAGATCTAAAGGTGACATTCTGTTTTGCCCATCAAATGGTTTGCCTATAATCTTTTCAGCTAACTTACTAAAGTGTAATTGTAATGGGTGGTTTTCAGGTGAGTACAAAGCAAACTTCCAATCGTGTGAAATATTTAAACGGCACATTAAAAAGTCTAAAAACTCACTTTTGCCATGACCGGGGATGCCAGTTATAACAGTTAGATAACCTGGTTGAAACTTTAAAAACATATCAAACTCATGCATCCCAATACCAAAGCCACTTGGTAAACCATTATTGTAATAGTCCCAAATATCATTTTGAATATCAATAGCATTAAAAACACCCTCGATTGGGTATTCTTTAGCAGCTTCAATAGATTCAGTAACCCCAATAATTCCGTATTTAATTAGACAATCGTTGGCATCTTTACAATCTTTAAAGGTAATGGTACTGCAATTTTCGTAACCTAAACGTCTGGCTAATTCATCCTTTAAACGATTACCTACCTTGTCATTGTCTAATGCTAATAAGAACTTACAATCTTCTACAAAATAATCTATACAATTATCTAGGTAGTCCATGTTAATTTTGCCTTTATCGTTGCATCCGTTTGGTACTGATATAACGTTTTTAAAACCACTTTGAGCCATTGCTAAAACATCCATTTCGCCCTCAACAATTATTATCACATTGTTGTTAATTGTGGCATCTAGGTTGTAAAATATCATTTCGCCATCTTTAAATAGTTTAAAGTTTTTAGCACCATCCCGGTATTTAACATTTACTAATTCACCAAACTTAAAGTAATTAAACTGTATGGTGTTAACTGAATTTTGCGTCTGTGGCATCCATTCAGCCCCCTCAGTAACTTTAAATTCATTTAATATACTTTGTGTTATCTTTCTACTTTCAAACCATTTAACGGCATTATTTGATAATTCTGTTTTATTGTTCCAAATTGGTTTACTGTAAACTTTAGCAGGTTCTACAAAAACAGGCTTATCTTCTTTGGCTACCAATACCACTCCGCAATGGTTACACCTGCCAGCATTTTTATTAAGGTTAAAGCTAAAACATTTTAACGTTTTCTTTTTACGGTTAGGTGAACATTCAGGGCAGGTCATTTGGTTTTCACCATTCTTGCTTACCTCGATGTCGTATTCTTTTTTGTCTATTGGGTTAATTACTATCATAATTCATGTTGCTCCTTCCAGTAACCAGTTAGCTTTTTAGCCTTTAGTTCGTCTTCTGTAAATAAAAACTTATGTTTACCTTGTGGCGAAGTTAGTAAATATTCTTTCTTTTCGCCAACTATTCCAAGTTTAGAAAACCAATTTTTAAAATGAGTGCAAAAAGATATGTAGTCAGGATATTCTAAATTCATTTTTAATTTAAAATCTTCTAACTTATTTAACACTTGTTCTTTGGTTACTTTTTGCCTATTGCAAATATCTTCAAGGTAGGATGAATTTTTAAAATCTTCAAAATAAATATCTATTAATTTTATTTTACTTTCTATTTCTTTTCCTTTCTCTTTCTTTTCTATTTGCTTCGGGGTAGGCTTCGTGTTTTTTTCGTCAAGGCTTCCAAAAGGCTTCGGGGTAGGCTTACTATAAGGCTTCGGGGTAGGCTTACTTTTCTTACCCCCATTACTACCTCCACGTACCAATTTTAAACGGCTTTCGCAGCTTGGTATAAATAAAATATTATCTATAATTTCTACTAAATTTAGGGTAATTAATTTACATAAAATAAAGTCTAAATCTTCTTTTGATACACAAAATTTACGAATCCAAACATCTTTTTTAATTTCAGTAGTATTATCATTTAACATAGCAAGATCTATAAATTCTCTATATAAACCACGTTCTGTTAAATTTAATTCAAACACGCTTTCAGAATTACCCCAATCTTTAGGATACCAAGTATAACCTAATTTAGACATTTCCAACCTCACTTTCATTAATGTAAGCTATTTGTCTTTTAAGATCTTTAACCAATCTTATGGCAGTTTTTTTATCCAAAACAATACTTTGAGAATAATAACCAGAATCATCATCTGGTAAATAAACTTCAATATAAATTTGGTTTGATTCATTAGCATAAGCTAATAGTTCTGTTTTATGACTTACGTCATCACAACAATAAATTGTTTTTACATTCATAATTTGTATTTGCTATATGGTTGCAAATTGACCGTTAATAAAAAACCCTCTAAAAAACGCTGCAAGACGTTTAATAAAGGGCTTTTCGAGTAATTATTTTACATCCTACTTGCAGTTAGGTTTGGCAAATATAAACAATTACTTTTGATTTTGCAAATTTATTTTGTTAAATGTTCAATTTTAAATGTAAAAAATTCTTTACCTTTTGGCACAATCTCAATATCCACAAGCCCTCTACGGATTAATTTATCATTAAAATTATATTTTTCAGCTATACAATCTTGGGTTGTTTTTATGCAGTTATCCCAATCTGAACTTACAGAACTAAAACCAAATACAAAGTGAATAAAGTAAGGAGGTGATGGTAAAACGTAATTAGATGGTAACAGTTTAGCAACATTCTCTTTATACCATTGGTACTTAACTGTTCTAAATTTCCTACCTTTGTAAGCCTCATTGATTGATAACGGTTTTATTAAAATCTTAATCATTGTGCAAAGTTAATAAATTTTAGTTATATTTACACAAAAAACCAACTTATGGCAAAATCTAATGTAGGTAAAGCGGAACTAAACAATAATGTTAGATACAGACTTACCGACGACGAAGAAAGTTTGCTAATGAAATATAGAACACAAAAATCTAAACTTGATGAAGAATGTCATGCAGCAGGAATAGACCCCAACGAAGTAAAACATTATTGGTACAAAAGTGAGTTATTTTCAATATTTGCAAAGCCTAAAGAGAAAAGTTTAGACGATCTAAAATCACATATTTTAAAAGATATGGATAAACATTCACCTAAATATCCTGTAATTAAAAGAACTAAATTAAAAGACTGCCATTGTTTAGTTATAGATCCGGCAGATATACACATAGGTAAACTAGCAACCGAATATGAATCAGGCGATAATTACAATTCAAATATAGCAGTTAAAAGAGTACATGAAGGAATAGATAAAATAATTCAAAGACTTGAATCATTCAATATTGATAAGATAGTTTTGATTATTGGTAACGATATTTTACACACCGATAATACAAGGCGAAGTACAACAAGCGGAACTCCACAAGATACGGATGGAATGTGGTTTGAAAACTTTATAGTTGCTCAAAAGTTATATGTTCAAATTATTGAAAAACTTGTTGGTATTGCAGACGTTCACATAATACACAATCCATCAAATCACGATTATATGGCTGGGTGGTATTTAGCCCAAACTATACAAGCGTGGTTTAAACTAAGTAAAAACATTACATTTGATACATCAATAAGCCATCGTAAAGCGTTTGTTCC